AATGATAAATCTGTTGAATAAGTTGATGCCATATTAGTACGGTTTTATTGGTGTCCAAACCATGTTTGCTCCTGGTATTATATCGTTCCACGTTATAACTCCTGGTTCTACTGTATCTAATGATAAAGCATTACCTGTAGGACTTATATTTGCTGCTCCTGTTACTGTAACACTTCCTGTGGCTAAGGTCAATGCGTTTCCTGTAGGTGAAACATTAGCATCTGCAGTAACTACAATAGTTCCTAAACCTAGTGCTACTTGTGATCCTGTAACACTAACATTAGCCTTACCACTAATAGTTAAAGTACCGAGACCTAATGTAAGTCTATTTGGATCTACTGCTTCTACAATAGAATCTGCAATAATGCCTACACTACCAATTGTAATGGTAAGTGCATTTCCTGTTACATTTACATTTACCGCACCAATATTGGTTGATGTAGCAAATGGTAATGCTGATATTGCGTCAAATCCTA